TGCGAACTCACTATATACATCACGACCTTGTGCGAACGCACTAACTAAATCGTGTTGCTCTGCTACCCACGCTACCATGCGGGCCTCAATCTGTGATGAATCACATGCCACAAGAACTTGTCCTTTGGGTGCTTTCAATGCCCGTCGGATTGTGTTGTTCCCACGAGCAGGTAAGTTCTGCAAGTTCAGCTTGTCACCACCCGAGAACCTACCTGTGTGCGCACCATAATAGTTGAGCATGATTGGCAGGCGACCTCGCTCGGACACCCCAATCAAATTTTCGGTGCGAGTTTCTTCTAGTGTGGACTTCACGCCGAGCCTCGCAGCGACCGCAACCTGAACCTTCTCATTAGGATGCTCGAGAAGTTCGATGAACTCTTTGTCGGTCTTTCCGAACGCAAGCGTTTCCTTGCCTGTGCGAGGGCTTATCTTTTTCGGTGGCTCGACCCCGAGGTTAGTGAGGTACTTCGCAAAGATTTGATTACTCATCAACGTCTTGGTGATTGCTTCATCACTGATACCAGTGAGTCCCATGTCAGTGATAAGGTCACGCTTCTTTGCTTTGACTTCCTCAAGATGTTGCTCTAAGAGTTCCCTGTCAAGTTCAATCGTAGGCTCGGTGTACATGCGTAGTGTTTGGTCAATGACCATCAACTCACTGGTAGGAAATCCTTTGCATAACTTCTTGAACAACTGATAGGTTAAGTCCACATCGTTCTTGCAGTACTCCCCATATCGTGCAAGTTCTTCGGGTGTGAAGTCTGCTTTGCGTTTACCTAGTGCAAGGATAACTTCTTCACCTTTAGCCCCCAACTTATAGTAAGTAGCCAATGCTTTGAGCGAACCCCCCACAGTCATCTGATGGGTTGGTCTTGCCATAGATAAAGTATCAAGCCACAACTTCGGCTTGATTCCATAATGCCACGATAAGATTGCACCATCAAAGGCGGTGTTGTGACAAAGGATTGCTTTGTCTTTGTAGTCCAACGACTTCAAGAACTTGGCAGGGTCACTGCCTGAGTACCAGTCGGTAGGGTAGTTGTTAACCTTGATGCCTACCCCGATGACCTCAAACAAATCGCTACGAACATACTGTTCGGTGGTCATCTTTGACAGGGAGAAGTCCTTGTCGTAGTAGGTTTCAAAGTCTATGGTCACGATGTCCATAATTATTTTCTTCTTTCTAGCCGTATCAGTACGTATACAAATATGGCAAACATTAAAACGAGAGTGCCGATGGCTACGACTGCGAACTTAATCCCAAACCATAGCGCATCAGCCATTACAAGAGCGAACATCAGAAGGAAGTCACTCATCACCTCTTACCTCAACAAGTTTGTCGATGTAGTGCCGTGCTTTCTTGATGTCAGCAATGCCCCCTTTGACATCACACCTTGCAAGATATTTGATAGCGTTACCACGTAGGAATCCTGCGAACTGCTCAGGTGTCATCCATGCTTCCATTGCTACCCAAGGTTGTACGTTCATATTTTTGTAGTGACTTCCACCAACTTGTTGTTGGTCGGCTTTGCCACCTACTACGGGGTGTGCCTTGTCAAGCATAGAACCACTAAGCACACGCTTGCGTATCGCATAGATAAGGGGTAGCGCACACTTGAACTTTGTGGCAACTTCTTTGGGTACGGCACTTGGATTTGCCAAGAGATACTCTGCGACCTTCATTGATTTAGATTTTTTCATTTGTCTTTTCCTACTGAGTTAAGCCATGCACATTCTTCTTCCAACACCTTGACCCGTGCACGTAATAGGTCAATGTCCTTCTGTTGTTCAGCCCATGAGGCATCCCATACATCCTTACTCCACCCACCATCATCTTCGTACGCTACACCCCCAATAAAGTTTGCGTAAGTACCATCACGTTTTTGAATGTCCATATCGACTCCTAGTTAATTAAGATAAGACTGCCTACGATTACTGCAAATAGCAAATACCAAATAGCAAACAGTTGCCATACACTTGCGCCGTGATACATATCATCTATCTCCTCTAGGTATATCTAAACCAAGGTCAGAAAAATCATCGTAGTATTTATCCTCATCTGCATCTTCAAACATTGACTTAGTTGGGGTATGTTTAACTACAACTTGTTTCTCTGTCTTTGGCTTAGTCTTTTTAGGCACACCATAGAAAGCAGACATAAGCGTATCGGTTGCCTTCTCTACGTTTATCTTCTTAGCTTTCTTTGGTACTTTGCGCAGAGGGGTACTCTCCCATCTTTCAAGAGTAGCACCCCTAACACCACACTTACATGACCATCGCCTGCGAGTCTGTACTGTGGCTTCGTTCCATCGTGTGTCTAGGCACTTCATTCTTGTCTTGCACTGTGGGCACTTCATTGAACACTCCAAATCGTCTGCGTAAATCTATACTGTAAGTAGTACATACTTTGTCTACTTCCTCAATAACTTCTTCTACTGATACTGTTGAAGAATAGTACCCCGTACTAACGGATTTAATAAATCCTTTTAGTAGTTCCATTGAGCACTCACTATCTCGGATGGAAGTGTAGAGTATTTCTTGCCATGTATCAGAACCCCAGTCAGGCATCTCCCATTGGTGACGATTGATACCTACACGTTCTGCTTCTACTTTTTTAATGAGTGATTCAAGTACACCCATCCTTGCTCGTACTTTAATCGCCATTTTGAATTTACGCAATGAGCGTAACCACATTAGTTTGTTTTCTTTTATCACATCAGTACTGTTGAGAGGTGGCTTTGCATTAGTAGGTTCATAAGTGTTAAGGTCAAACTGTAAGCCATCAAACACATCATAAGCAGGCGCAGTTTTAAAGTAGTCCCATCTGTAACCATCAGGATTATCTTCACAATACTTTCTGAATCCAGTAGTACATGTTACTGTGTATCTACCAGTAGCTACACGTGTCCATAGGAATGGAATAGCACGTTGGAGTGCTTGACTTAGAGTGATGCTACAACGTCTTGCTTCTTGTGAGGTTAACTTAAACGTAAACTTGTTGTCAGGTGTGAATACACCGACTACTGCTGTATCGAATCGTAGTTCATAGGTATCACCTACCTTATACATACGTGCCCATGACATAACGGGTCTACCTGCATCAGGGTTACGTGCCCTTGTAAACCACTCAGCAACTTCTTCATATGAAAGTTTATCTGTACGCATATCTATTCCTTATCGTGTTAGTTTGTGTGCTACTACTGTGGCAGTTAAAGAACCCAAGTCAACATCCACTTGTGTGTCGTTCTTGGTACGTTCTACTACCTTGCGGTGGCGTTCCTTATACTCCTCGGGAATCAAGTCCCATAAGGGTTGCCACATCTTTAGGGCAGGGGCTAGTGTTGCATGAGCATTGATAATCTTCTTGACTTGTTCCACAAAAAGAACTCTGCGTTCAGTCACTACATGTACTCGCTCTTTGTATGCGATAGCTTCTGCTTTGATGTCCTCAAACATAGAAATATCTTTGAGTGTGAGTTCCGTATTAGAGTAATAGCCTGTGTTCTTTACTGGAAAGTCATCAGTCTTAGGTATGCTATACGGATAGGGGCGCTTGTTAGTTAAAGGACATGTTACGTTTAAGCCAACATCACCAATTTTAGCAATAGTTATTTTTTCTACCTCATTAAAAAAGCAAGAAGGTAATGAGTTCATTGATGGAATATACGATGCAAACATGCGGTTGTATATTCTGTCTGCCCAGTCTTTAGGATAAGATTGTACTGCTTCATCCATCTGCTTATCAAAAATCTTCATTGCATTTTTAACAATCTCCTCTTGTAATTCTTTACTAAATCTTACTGTTGCCATGTTACTCCTCCTTCTTACTTAGGTTATATACTGTTATCTGTGCTTGCTCTAACACCTCGTCAATGTTAAGCATCTCTTGTGTCGCAGGGTCATCAGGGTATAACTCTTTGACAAGATACGATAAGTTGTTGATTGTTTGTATTGCTTGGTCTGCTACGTTCATACGTATCTCCTGCTTTAGTTGTTTATAAAACGGACTGACTATCACCATCGTCTATCTCCTGTAAGTTATTAGCTTCAATCGTTTCTTTAACTGCTTTATCGCTAGTCAAGTGGTCGTAGTCACGCTCAAGGTCACGATACAACTTCTTCATATAGCCCTTAAAAATAGCTACGCTTTCTGCTTCAAAATCAATCATGTCTTGGGTCAATGCCATGTCTAGTGCCGTAGCAACTTGTTCATGTGTTTCTGTTGGTTGGTCAAGGGTATCTGCAAAGTTGTCACAGTCCACGCTAAAACAGGTAGAGTTCTCATGGTAGTAGTGACCCCTATGTGTAACAGTCAAGTACACACTACCGCCATGTTCCATCAACTTGCGTATCGCTATGTACTGGTTGGGCTTGAAGTGTTTGTCGATAAACAACTGTAAGTTATCTATCTTCCCTTCAAAGCAAGCACCATCACCTTGCGACCAAAAGCCTGAGAAGTAGATGTTATCTACCTCTATGCCAACTTCTGCCATGTCTTGCTTGAAGCACTCATACTCTGAATCCCACCACTCAACATGTTCTACATTGATATGTCGGTGCTTCTCAATTAGGCTTTCGGCTATGCTCATTTCATCACCACTACTTCACCGAATGGGGCATCACCTTCCATTGTGGATACCCACAGTACAGGGTATGCAGGTTGGTCACCGAAGTCATCACAACATAAGTCAGTCAGGAATACACAGGCTACGGGATTGATGTCATGGTCAGCAAAGTACTTGAACACAGGGCTAAAGGCAGTACCTCCACCGCCGTGTGCCTTGATGTTTAAGCTATCGTCACGCTCATACTTCTCGTAGTGTGATACCTCACTATCGAAGTACACTACATGGATACGTACTGGGTTGCCATCTTCCTTGATAGCGGTAATCTCACCTTCAAACTGGGCAAGAATGTCATCGTCAATAGAACCTGAGCAGTCAACTGCGATAGCCATTTCACCGAGTGCTTCACCACTTACGCTTGGTAGATATAGCCCTTGTGATAAGAACCTACGATTAGGTCTAGCGAATGTACGTTGGTCACTCTTGCACTTCTCTACAAACTTATGAAGCACATCACGCCAATCTACTTTAGGTGCAAGTACATCATTGACCAGTCGCTCTAGTCCTGCACTCATCTTGCCCATCATCTTAGCGGCTTGTGCCGCTTGTGCTACACGTACCTTCCACTCTGCTTGTTGTTGGGCTTGTTCGGCAGGGGTATTGCCACCATCTTGGCAGTCATCCATAGCTTCAGTACCATCACCACCTGACCCATCATCGGGTTCATCGGGCAACAAGTTGTAGATACCATCGGTTGTTTGGTTACCTGCTTGGTATAGCTGAGGGTTAAGTAGCCCGAAGGATGGCATCTTGCCAATGTTCTCATCGGTCAGCAGTTGATTAATCACATAGTCACCTGCCTTATTCCACCGCTTGTGTTGACGCTCACCTCGTCTGAAGTTATGGTCAAGCATAGGGTGTAAGCACTCATGGGCTACAACAAACTTGCGTTCCTCATCGTTTAGTTCTTTGACGAAGTAAGGGTTGTAGCCTATACGCATGCCGTTAGTCCATGCAGTCTTGCATGTATAGTCTTTAGTAAAGGGCATATTCAATGCCACGTTACCAATGAAGGGGTGTTCAAGTACCAATGCGGTACGTGCCTTGGCAAGTAGTCGGTCAATGGCTACTTCCTCTGCACTGGTCATTGGCTCTCTGTCTTTATGGTTAGGTACGACTGAGGTCATATCAAATTCCTTTCATGAATACGGACATCTTGTCCATGATTTGTTTAGCTTCTACTGCCGTGTCACGGCGTAGGTCGGGGTCATTACGTAGTGCTTCAGGATGTTTAAGTAATGCACCTTCTACTTCTAGTCTTAAGGCTTCAAGGTTAGGGTCATCCATGAAGTTAAGTCTTGGCAGTAGGGCACACATCTCTTTGGTGTTCTCTACTAGGGTGTCACGGAATATAGCTTTGGGGTCTGCTAACTTCTCAGCCATATGCTTGACACGTTCGTATAGTCTGTCCCATACCTCTTTCATAGCTACGTTCTGTGCTTCTGCTACTCTACGCTCAACATCTTCTTGGATGCGAGTAAGTTCTTCAGAAGCAATGCTCACACGGAAGTCGCTACTGGGCACAGGGAATATCGCCATGTCCATTCTGAACTTACGTGCTATCTCCACCTCATCAGGGTAGTCAGCATCGTTGTACAGTCCGTTGAGTAACCGCTTGGCATCCAGTCGCAACTGGTCATAGTTCTGTATGAACTGGTCAACAAGGTACTGCCACTCATTCTTTTCCTTACGGAAGTCAGTCATGAAGGCAAGGTAGTTGGCAGAGGGTAGCATCTGTGTACCCTCCATACCCCAAGGTAAAGTGTTGTCGTAGAACTTAGTGCGGATATGGGTAGTTTTCTTATGCACATGGTCAAGCAGGTCATTGGCAGGCAGTAATGCCTTGTTGTATCTACCTGCTTGGGTAGATGTGCCGTAGGTATTGGCAACATCTTGTGTTGCTTTCTTGTCATACTTGCGAGCAGTCCATTGGGATACGGATAACTGTACAAGTAAGGCTCTGTCATTCAGATTCATAGTAGGTACTCCTTCTGTTGGTGAGGGGCATATGCCCCTCGGTTGATTAGAACAATACGTCTTGGTGCTTCATTGCCCACTTGGTAAACGCTTGCGTGTTAGACAGTTCGGGTTTCTTACGTGAGGCATACGACACAGTAAGCACCGAGAAGTCAGCAGGCATACGCTCTGCATAGGTACAGACCCGTTCAAAGTTGCCTTCAGTAGCACGTTCAGCAATAGCACCACTCAGGGCATACAGGGTGGCAGGGTCAGTCGGTACGTCAGCAGTAGTCGGGTTCAACAGTACTGCATCAGGGTTAGGTAGCTTACGGAATACCTTCACAAAGCCTACAAACTCAGCCGCCGCACCTTCACCCACTGCACCCTTGAAGGACTCATACTCTGCATCAAAGGGCACAGTACCAATCACATCAGATACACCCTCTACCCATGAACGAGGCGTAGCGTTTTGGTCACGCTGTGGGTCATAGTCATGTAGCAAGGCAGGTCTAAAGCGAATAAAGCTAATCACTTCAGGCTTGACGTTGTTGTCAAGTGCCCATGAAGTCCAGTCATCGAGGTGGGTTTCCAGTTCGTAGACTGTTTCACGATTACGCAGATGACCCAGTACTCGGTTAGGCCCTGCTCTGTCAGCCTGTCGGTTACCTGTGGAGATAACCTGCCATCCATCAGGCATCGGTGTGCCATGTAAAGTACGGGCTTGACAGATGTTAGCTAGGACTTTCTGCAAGTCAGCATTAGCTTGGTTGCGGTCATCGAACAACAGGATACCCTTCTCAGGTGCTTTGCCCTTGATGGGGAACCAGTCAGGTAGTTTGTAATGCAGTTGGCTTTCACCATCGGGGAACAGGATACCGAAGTCCTCGACAAGCATGGTAGGCATGTGTCGTTCAATGCAGGGTACGCCAAGTTCTTCAGCAACTTCATGCACTATGGTGGTCTTACCACCACCGGGACTACCCTCTATACACAACGTACGTTGTATGGGGAATAGGGATTTGATGGTGTCTTTAAGTAGTGAGGCTCGCATATTAGTGTTGTCCTTTGTAAAGTTTATGGTCAATGCCGTAAGTAACGAAGTACCGATTGATTTCTTGCGTCAACTTACTTCTGTATGTCCTAGCTGACTGCTTGTCAGCAAAGTACATTGGTTGCTTGTGCTCATTTTGCACAATGATTCCACGGCTATCACGTAAAGCGAATAGGCGTTTCATGTTTACTCCTTTGGTGGAAAGTTAATAAAAATACATTCGTTTAGGTGGCGTACACCCTTAGCATCTATGTAGTATTCGCCACACCCTGCCATCCATTCGATGACTATGACTGCCATAAAGACACAGAAAGCAAGCATCAATAAGGCAGAAAGCACCCAGTCAAATAGCTTTTTCATGACATCAAGTAGGCAACTAAGCCACCCATGATTAGTCCGTAAAGCATCCACAAGATGTATCGTGTTGGTCGTTTCATGTTGTCCTCTTTGGGTTAAGTTGTTTAAGGTGGTTGATGTCAGTGATAAGCTCATACCCCTGCTTGTTATTGCAAGCTACTGTAAACTTACGCTTCTTTGCTACTGCCTCACCACACCGCAGGCACGTTGGTCTTACCATGTTACGGCGTTGAGGCTCTACCCTTACGGCATAGCAGTTAGTACAGATGGGCAAGTGATAATCTTCCATTAATACCTCCTAGGTTTACACCAGTTGATACGGACATAGCTAAGGTAGTCAGACCCTACCCTGCAATACTCGATAGAGTGCGGTACGAATATAGGCAGGTTAAAGATAAGGCGGTATAGCCATGAATCTACTTTGACAATCATGATTCCTCCACTGGTTCGGTTGAAAGTACACGCTCTTGGGCAATCCCCTGATAGCCATTGTTGGCTAATCTCTGCATCCATCGTGTTGATAGCTTGATGGTGGTATCAGATGGTCTAGCTTGGCTACTGTGTCTAAGGGTAGAGGAACTAAACCTATCCTCATTCTCAAACCACATGCCATTGGTGTGTATGTATAACGGGAAGTGTTCCCCATAACTATACACAGTGTAGACCTCATGGTCTGCATCCATCAGCGTATAGATACCAAATAGGTTGTGACCCCTGAATGGTTTCTGCTCTACAACGTAAGGTCTGCACTTGCTATTGGCTACACGAGGTAGCCCATTTAAACTAAATAGGCTATTCATGTCATAACCCCATCGAGGATAGTACACGATGGTTGATGTAAGCTAACGCCAATGCCCTGTTAGGGAACACTTGGTTGTCTGCCTCATGCTTAAACTTTACAACGTAACCACTAGGTGTTTTACGGATAGTCCACTTCATATAATCTCCTATGAACATGTTGATGAAAAGAGAAAGGGCAGAGGGTTAGTCTGCCCTGTTGGGTTAGAACAACTTCTGCTTAGGTGCATTAGTTGTAGTGCCTTCCTGCAATACTTCCATACCTTCAAGTGTTTCACACTTGATGTACAGTGCACCTCCTGCTTGTGGTGGGGCTACTACCTTAAAGGTGTTGTTCTTTACATTACCCTTAACGCTCTGTACCTCAAAGGATGAGAATGTACCATTCTCGTTAACCTTCTTGGCTACCACAGTAATGGTGAATGTTACTGGCTTGATGGACTTCTTCACAGTTGCTTGCATTGTATTACTCCTGAAGTTAGTTAATTTACATTACATACATTGTCTTACTGCTGTGTGGCAGGGACTCGACCAGATTGCCAGACCCAGCGAAAAATGCAAACACAGGCTGGGCAAGGGTTTGCGGGTTAGCGAGCACTCACTTCGAGGGGTCGGCTGAGTTGTGTAATTATACAAGGTCAGCCAATAATCTAACACCGCGAGTAACACATCCAAAGAAAGTAGTCAAATACAAAACTTAGATTGTTAGGAATTCCTAAAAGAATCAACAACTTACGGGGCAATAATCTAAATAATATAAATAATCTTGTAAGGTTATGGTGACAACATTCACCCGCCCTCCTTAACTTTACAGTCTTAGCCCTAGAGGAAAGGGTATATGTATATATTGAATAGATTATTTAGATTATTTAGATTAACTCTACTATCACATGGCTAAGACCCGCATAAACATTGGGTTCTAGCGTGTCAAGTTTAACCTTACAACAATCTAAATGAGCCATACAACTTAGATTGCTTATAGATTATGTGCGATATAGCGTAAAAGTATCGTGCCTGCACCCCCCGGCGTATGGTTTTATATACTATAGATAAAGAATGTAAAGTTTTGGACGTAAAAAAACCCGCCTTTCGACGGGTTGGGTGGTTAGAACATCGCCATTGTTATCCAGAGTAGTGCATAAAGTACTGGTGCTATGGCGATTGCTGCGAGTAAAGCCTTGATTGTTTCCCGCCGTTCCTGTTTCCGCTCATGTTCCATGAAGATGTTGCGGGTTTGGATTGGCTTTTGCATTTCCTGTTGTAGAAATTTGCGGTAATGTTCCATTTAATTCTCCTGTAAGGTTAGGGAGGGAGCCTTTCGGCTCCGCTCCTTTGGTTTACTTCATCGTTATCCGTACATCCTGCATTGGGATTCCGTCATCAATTAACTCTTGCTGGAACTGTACAGCGTATCTATCACGCTTGAACCAGCGAAAGTAGATTGAATCTCCGTCTATCCACTTGACACAGAACCTATACGACTCTTGTTTACGTACCTTCATTGGATTTCTCCTCATGGTTTAAAAAGAACCCGACTGCTGTCACCAGTCGGGGGTTGGGTTACGAGAACAACTTACGCTTTACGGCTTGTACCTGAGTGGCACCGTCTTGAATTACCAATCCTTCAAGACTATCTGCTTTCAGGTAGACTGCACCGCCTGCCATTGGGGGAACCGAGGTTTTAAACTCGTTACCCTTGATTGGCTGTTTCACAACCTTTGCCGTAATCCCTGAGAGCGTACCGTTCTCGTTGATACGGGTGGCTGTGATTTCAACCGTCACAGTAACGGGGGCAATCGACCGCTTAGCGGTAGGAGCATGTGTGCTCATTTGATTCTCCTAAGTTGTTAAAGAAATCAGGTTTTCGCCTGAATCGTTTGCATTTGCATACGACAATTTCAGATTGCCAGACTTTACAAAATTGTCAAATACGCCTGTTTTCAAGGCTTGTGGCTTGATGCTTTTTGGTTTTGGTTTTTGTTTTGGCTTGCTTTGTGGCTGGCTGGCAGGGGGGTACATGGATTGCGTTTTTGACCCCCGCCCCTATATAGGTAAACCGCTTAAAGCAAGACCCAAAAAAAGGAACGTGTAAAGTTAACTCGAATTTAACATGAGATACGTCCCCGGGGGGGTCTGTCATACACACACAAATATCTTGCTGTGTCTTTACCAGAAATGCTTGACACCTAAGTAAGTTGCTGTGTTATATTCCGGCTATGGATACCCTACCACTACACCACACTAAATGGTCAGATAGGCTGGCGTTCGACATTGCCCTCACGCTAGAGGGGAGTGGCGAGACTTTGCAGGAAGTCATGACACGCCACAACATCACGGCTAATGAGATTCTTATCTTCAATGGCGACCCCGTGTTCCTTAAGAAAGTGGAGCACTACCGAGAGGAAGTCCGGGAAAAAGGAATTACATTCCGACTGAAGGCCCGCGCCCAAGCGGAAGAACTCCTGACAACTTCTTGGATGTTGATTCACGACCCAGCCGTATCCCCCGCAGTCAAGGCTGACCTAATCAAGTCAACCGTTAAGTGGGGCGGGCTTGAGCCAAAAACTACTGAGGTCGACAACAATGCGAATGGTGGTGTACGCATCACCATTAATTTGGGTGGGCAAGAACATGAAGCCCAAGTGATTGAAGCACAAACAGTCGAGGTTATGGATGCCCCTGCCATCTCACTTAGAGAGTAGGTTTACTACTTCCTATGACGGGTTTCGTTCGGTGGTGTTAAATAGTTCTGTGGAGTATCATAACTTTACAACTATGTTAAAAGACGCGGGTGTGTCCTTTCGGACAAAGATTACAAAGCACAAAAAACGTGGCCGGGAATTTGTGGTCATGCTAGTACAGGAGATTTAATGGCACTGAATATTAACTACACGCCGCCTCCTACCGGGGCAAAATTCATGGAGTCCAACGCTAAGATGCGGGTGCTCATGGGGCCGGTAGGTTCGGGTAAGTCAGTAACTTCTTCGTTTGAGATTGTCCGTAGGGCCAGTACCCAAAAGCCAAATGCCCAAGGCGTGCGGCGCACGCGGGCGGCTATTGTCCGTGAAACCGCAAGGCAGTTGCAAGATACAACCATCAAGACGTTCTTGGATTGGTTCCCGCCCGGACAGTGCGGGGAGTACATGCGCACCACCAAGACTTACTTCTTTAAGGTGGGGGATGTTGAGTGCGAGATTATGTTCCGAGCACTGGATGACGCCGATGACGTAGCTAACTTGAACTCCTTGGAGTTGACATTCGCATGGTTTAACGAGTGCCGGGATATTCACCCCGACATTATTGATGCGATGTCTAAACGTATTGGGCGATTCCCGTCTGCGAAGGACGGTGGCCCGACGTGGCATGGGATGTGGGGGGATACCAACCCACCGACTATGGATACGTGGTGGTATTACCAGATGGAGGGGCTTGACCCCAAAGACGGGGTGTCAGCCAACGACAACGGCTGGGATGTGTTCAAGCAACCCTCGGGTAGAAGCCCACAGGCTGAGAACATTGAGAACCTCCCCGACGGATACTACGATACCCAAGGTCGTTCGGAAGAATACATCCGTGTCTATATTGACGGAGACTACGGGTTGTCCTCCGCCGGTATGCCTGTCTACAAATACTTCAGGCCGGACTACCACATGGCTAAACAACGGCTTCGGTTTATATCCAACGGTGTACGCCCCATCGTTATCGGCATGGACTTAGGGCTTACCCCCGCCGCAGTCATTGGGCAGCAAGACCCACGTGGTCGGGCACTGATACTTGGCGAGTGTGTATCGTTTGACATGGGCATCCAGCGTTTTGTACGCACCATGCTCAAGCCGATGATTTACGAAAAATTTGGCGGTGCACCCATCTTAGTGGTCGTAGACCCTGCGGGTGTGCAGCGGGCGCAGACCGACGAGCGCAGTGCAGTAGACATCATCAAAGCCGAGGGGCTAAAGGTTATTCCTGCCAAGACCAACAATGTGTCGGCACGGCTTAATGCCGTGGACGACTACCTGATGAGGCAAGTAGACGGCGACCCAGCCTTCTTAGTTGACCCGACGTGTACGCAGCTAAAGGCTGCCATGATGGGGGGCTACCGCTATAAACCCAAAGGGGATGGGGATATTGATAAGAACAAACATTCACACGTTGCTGAAGCCCTACAGTACTTAATGCTCCATATCGCCAGCGTTGGCGAGGGGCATGGACTAGCCCAACGTAGAGATATAAAGCCTGTTGCAAGTTTGGGTTGGACTTGATATGATGGGTTCGCAGCAGTTGTCACGGGCGTCTCCTTCACGCCATTCATCCCCGGGGTCACGTCCCGGGGATTTTTTTACTTGCACAAAAACTTTGACAGCCTGTATACTTCTTGCTATGTGCATACTACAATATCTAGTAGTTTGATAATCGGGGGCTAGGTATGGCAAAGATTAAAGTCGGCAAAACTTCGCAAGTCTTCTCGGATAATCCCAAGATGGGAACCCCCTACGTCAGAGGATATGAGGGCGGCGGTGGTATAGAGACATACTTCAGCGGACGCGGACTCAAAGAAATTCTCAAAGAGCAAAGAGCGCCTGAAGTACAAGGCACTAAAATTGAGATGGAGCGAGGGCCGTATCGTATAGACCCAGACGATAAACGCACACTGAAAGAGATAGCACAGCGTTCGACACTAGGTGACCCAGAAGACAAAGAGCGGTATAAAAAAGCTAAATCGAAAGATTAATATGGCAAAAATTAAAGTTGGTAAAACCTCACAGATTTTCTCGGACAATCCTAAGATGGATAACAGTGGCCTTGCTGGTAAGCCAAAGCCAATGGAAATGTATGAGTATAAAATGCCAGCAATGACCATTGAAGACATCATGGAAGTTCAAGAGTACAAGACCAGTAAACGTCCGGATACTGAGGAGGACTGACATGGCTAAGGTCATCTCCCATAAAACGAGTAATCCCAAACTCAGTATGCAGCCCAAAGGGTATGCGACTGGGGGTATTGTGCCTCGTGGTGGGATGGAATTTACGCCTATTCAGCCTGCCGCACCTGCACCTGCACCTGCACCTGCACCTGCACCTGCACCTGCACCTGCACCTTCCGGGATTGATACACGTAATAC